GTGTGATGAATTTTATGTTAAGAAATATCATCAAGATATTGATCCAAAACTTTTAGATCAAAAAAGTTTTAGACATATAAACAAAAAAATTTGGGACGAAAAGGTGAGAAATCAGAGAAAGGGGCTTGGATGGAAAAGTGATTATGAATTACAAAATCCACCAGCAACTATTGAAAAATTTATTGATGATGAGGTAAAAAAGTGATTGAAGAATTTCTCTGGGTAGAAAAGTATCGCCCAAAAACTATCGAAGATACTATCCTTCCTGTTGAATTGAAATCGACATTTCAACAGTTTGTTGATCAAAAAAATATCCCTAATTTGATTCTATCTGGTACTGCTGGTGTTGGTAAAACAACAGTTGCTCGTGCTATGCTTGAACAGCTCGAATGCGATTATATCGTAATTAATGGATCTATGAATGGAAACATCGACACCCTCCGAAACGAAATCCTTAACTTTGCATCCTCAGTATCTTTTACTGGAGGGCGAAAATATGTCATTCTCGACGAAGCAGATTATCTCAACGCAAACTCCACGCAGCCAGCCCTACGAAATTTCATGGAAGAATTTTCAGGAAACTGCGGCTTTATACTTACCTGTAACTTCAAAAACAGAATCATCGAGCCTCTTCACTCTCGGTGCTCCGTTATCGAATTCAAAATTTCCAAGAAGGATATGGCTCGACTCGCAGGGCAATTCTTTAAGCGTACGCAAGGAATTCTAGAAGCTGAAGGTGTCAAGTATGATAAGGCAGTTGTTGCTGAAGTAATTCAAAAACACTTCCCAGATTGGCGTCGTGTTCTCAATGAGCTTCAGCGCTATTCAGCAACTGGTGCTATTGATACAGGTATTCTTGCCAATATGCAGGAAACTTCGATCAAAGAACTCCTATCATTGATGAAGGATAAAAACTTCACCGAAGTCCGTAAATGGGTAAAGAATAATATCGATACTGATGTTAATGTTCTTTATAATCAGTTCTATGAAACGATGTCTGAATTTTGTTCAAAGGAAAGCGTTCCGCAGTTAGTTCTTCTGATTGCTAGATATCAATATCAAAATGCATTCTCTGCAAATCCTGAGATCAACTTTGCTGCTTTTGTTGTTGAAGTAATTTTGACGATTGAATTGTTATGAAATTTTTAGATGTAACTCTAAAACCGAGACAAGAGGAAAAGCAAGAAGAAATCAAAAAGCCAGTTTATGACTGGCGTTATGAGAACAACATCAATAGCGAAACAAAGCTTATTGATTTAGACCAGCCTCTTGAATTCAAATATGACAAATGGAGGACCAATCTCAGCCTATCTAATCACACCGATACGATAGCGTTTGCAAATGAAATGAATATGAATTATCATCTTCCCGATAAACTTCATTATCATTATCTTTTCTATAAAGTTCGTAAACAAAAACGATATGGAAAGAAGAAAACCGAAGAAGATAAGAAGCGCGAGAAGGAAGCTGAGAGCGAACAGAAGCTTATCGCCTTAATTTCTAGTCATTATAAATATAATTCGAATAGAGCTAAAGAAGCTCTTTCTATCCTTACAAAGGAACAGATCGATATTATTAAAAAAAGACAAGAAAAAGGTGGGTAATAATGACTATAGTAGATTCGCTAATTGAGGTGAGAATCGCTGAAGAGGAAGACTTTCTAAAGATCAAAGAAACTCTAACTCGTATCGGTGTTGCATCTCGTAAGGATAAGAAGCTTTATCAGTCTTGCCATATTTTACATAAACAAGGTAAGTATTATATTGTTCATTTCAAAGAACTTTTCGCCTTAGATGGTAAACCTTCTGATTTTACCAGTGAGGATAAGGGTCGCCGCAACACAATCATTCAGTTATTAGAAGACTGGAATTTGATCAAGGTTGTTGAAAATGAAAAAATAAAAGATCCAAAAGCTCCTATGAGTCAAGTTAAGATTATCCCACATAAAGATAAAGATAGTTGGACCTTAGAAGCAAAATATAATATTGGGCGCAAGAAAAAATAACAGTGTGGTGTTTTCGTTATGTTTAAAATTTTCAAATCCAAAATATCGACTCCTTCAAATCAAAAAATAGATGAAATAGCTAACATACTTTTTCCACCCTATGAAGTAAACATTGATAAGGATGGAACAAAGTATCAGATAGACTATTCGGCTGATATGAATTTAGATTCTGCTTTGTCTGATCTTGAAGATGGTTACAATGATCAAACAGTAAGAAATACAATTAAGGATATTTCGAACAGACTTTTTAAGATAAGAGAAATATTGAAAGTCTATAGAGAGATCGAAGAAGGCACAACTTATATGATTGTTGACACTCGGGAGAATCAAGAAATTGAAGAAATACAGGCAAAAGATTGAGAACATAGATAAGTTCATCGAGTCGCTCGAGGAAATGATTGACGCACGTGATGATATGTGGGAAGAAGAAAAATATTCTAACCATAGAGAAATGTGGAAAATCAAAGAAGAGCGATATCTCCCCGCCAAAGCCAAGCTTCGGGAAGCTCTCCACGACTTCATTGCCGAGGTAATCGAGGAAGAAGATTACTAAGTCAACAAAAAAGGGACGAAGTTTCCCTCGCCCCTCTTATTGCCAAGTTTTAGCTTGTTCTTAGAACTTGTAGTTTACGCCAAGAGTTACGCGATCCTCAGCTGACTTGGGCTTACGGTTCTTTTCCTCAAGAGCTTCAACACGACGATAGCGTCCGTCAATATCAATAGCCTGAGAAAGTTCGTAGCGAACACCACCACCGATGTTATACACCGAGTAGTTCTTTACACTGTCAAGACTGTTGATGCGATAACCAAGACCAGCAAGTCCATATACGCTGACGTCTGTTCCAGGAACGACAACCTTTGGTACTGCATTAACAGCAACAGTGTTCTGATAGTTATACTTTCCGCCAACCTTTGAATCAGGACGGGCAAGATCGTATGTACCTTCTACTGCAAGGAACGGAAGGACGTTCCAACCAGCAACAGCTCCACCAGAATAGACGCGATCTGCTCCAGTAGTTGCACCAAGATTGCCACCTACATAATACTGGCTCTGTGCAAATACAGGAACAGCAGGTGCCTTCTTGCTTGGCAGATCAGTAGCCGAAGCTACAACTGTTGACGCAAGGAAAGCAAGCGCCGTTACGATAGTCTTTTGCATTTGTTTACTCCATAGTTGTTTAAGACACTCACATCAAATAAAGGACAGTCGCCAGGAGTATCCCTGTTGTTAGCGCCATCCAATTACACATAATAAAAACACATAATACTTCACGAAAATTCATAATATAAAACTTTTATAAAAATGGTGGATCCTCTGGGACTCGAACCCAGGACCAACGGTTTAAAAGACCGCTACTCTAACCAACTGAGCTAAGGATCCTAATCCGTCAAACCTTTTTGAAAGCTTGACGTTTGTATGAACCTCTGCCACGTTTAGCAGTAACGATACGTGCGCGGAATGACTTGCTCGAAAGAGCCTTAGCAACTGGATTACGAATTGTAATAGTCTTAGTCATAGCACACCTCCATTCTTTATTTAGTCAAACTCGAAACTCGCGATACCGATCTACAACTTCCTGAATCTGTTTTTCAGCCGAATTGTAATATTCGATATCCATGATTGCAACGAGAACTTCTTTATAGTCCTCAATCGTCAGAAACCTTTTGCATAGTAGTAGATATTCATAACAAGTTTCGGGGTGTTCAACAAAAACACCATTGATCGAACCAAGTTTCTTCTGGGTATTTGTTCTATTCAAATAGACAACATTATCCATAGCGATCTCCAATCTATAAATATATTATAGCTTGTTTTATAGAAAAAGTCAACCTTAATGTGTACAGCTGCAGCAAAATACTTCAAAGGAATCGGTTGGGTATTGGCGAAAAACCGAGACCAAGATTATGTTTCGAACACAACATTTGTCGACGAAAGAGACAAAAATGTTGGCGAAATTCTTCTAATGAAAGACAAAGAGATTGATTATAGAGAAGGAATGAACTATAAAGGTTTAGCTATAATCACAACAAGTTTAGCGCCATTAATATCTCTTGAAACAAATAAAAAAGATGGTGACGCTATATTCAAAGCTCTTCATATGACTACGCCAGAAAGAGCTGCTCAATATCTAATAAAACAGAAAATAACTGGTTACATATTCGTCTGTACACCAGAGAAATTGATTCTAATAGAAGCAGCAAGAGACGACCAAGGTAAGGGCGAATATCACAGCGATATGAAAATCATTTCAAAGTCGGAAACTATTGTTAGAACAAACCATGGTATAGAATTTCCATGGGCTGGCTTCCAAACTGGTGTAGATGAAAAGCAAGATGTTTGGAGAAAGTCCAGCGAAATGAGAAAACAGATCGCAGAAAAAACTCTGAAACAAGCAAACTCACCAGAAGAAATGTTAGAAGCTCTGGCAAAGAAAGTTGCTTCTGATTTACAATTAAATGTATTCAGAGTTGAAAATAAACCAAGACAAATGAGAACTATATTTCAATGGGCACTGGTACCTTCACAATCAGAAGCTATCATTAGACCCATTCAATCAAAAATGAATTTAAAAGTTACTCATGAGAAAATATCTGTTAGAGTTCTTGATAACAAACCAATTAAAAAATTATACGACGGCAGAATACGTCACTTCACAAAATTAGAAGTTTCTCAAAACGAAAAAGAAATCAAAGCTATTCAAACGGAAGCTTTAAATTTTTCTAAGTTGAAAACTTTACTTTCACAATAAAATTTAATTTTTTTGATTTTTAATAAAACTTTAATAATAAATTTCTAAATAACTATGTGCGAATTATTTATTATGCAATTCATTAAGGAGCTCCAAAAATGAATGATATAGATAGATTAGACGAAACAATCACAGAAATTTTAAACCGTCTTACGGCTTTAGAAGATAACGTCGCATCTCTTACCTTAGCAACTTTTACTAAAGATACATCTGAAGATTCTGATGAAGACGAATCTGATGATGATTTTGATGATGAGTCAGAAGAAGAATCTGACGACCAAGAATAAGAATTAAAAGAGGGGAAATTCCCCTCTTTTTTTTACAATTAAAAATTAATCTTTAATCCTACCATACCCAGAGCACCAACATAGGGAGCCACGCAAGGTGACTTTTGGTTATCATTTAGCCCACAGTGTGGGTTACTCGACTAACGTCTATCTGCCCTAAAATTTGGTGCGCATGGTAAGACTCGAACTTACACTGTACAGCTTCTAAGACTGCCGCCTCCTGCCATTGGGCTACACGCGCAATATTTGGTACTGCTGCTCCGATTCGAACGGCGTCCTAGTCTTGTCGATCTGTGTTTCCCATCAACACCGACAGCAGTTTATATTGAATCGTGGTGTGTACTTGCTAATAGAGGCGTGGTACCTCTTCGTGCTTTCCCTCTTATCCAACTACCACGAACTTGGAGGTGCCTCCCAGAATCGAACTGGGTTCTCAAGGATTTGCAGTCCCGCGATTTACCATCTACCTCAGGCACCATAATCTCGTTGCTGGTTACTGCCATCCAGCATCTCCCTTATCGTGGAGTAGATTTTAGCGAGTTTTAAGGACGATTCGTTTTCAATGGACCCCAGTTGCCCACTAACTATACCCAATGCTTAGTAACGAACTAACTTGATCATTGGCGATTTACAGGTTCTCATCTCCCGTAAATAATGTGGTGCGAGATGAGAGGGTCGAACTCCCGACATTCTGCGTGTAAAGCAGACGCTACTACCACTGAGCTAATCTCGCAAATT